CTACGGCAACGGCCCAGACGATTACGAGTACTGAAGTTCTGCGTGATCCCGATTCGTTTGGCGATATTGTACGAGGACTCCATGTTTATGGGTCTAAAGTATTACGTGGTGAAGCTTTGGTATCCGCTTTTTACGGTATAGACTAAGCTATAGCAATGTGGGGGCTTCACGGCCCCCATTACTTTAAGGACTTTAACAATGCCCCAACTTGGAAGTGAATCATCACCTATGATGATAAAAGGAAAACGTGCCGGAAAGATTCTTGGCATGATAGGGAAGTTTTATAATAGAGACTCCCATAAAAAGTATCAAGATAATTATGATCGTATATTTAGAAAGGAGAATAAAAATGCCAGTAGTTGATGGTAAGGAATATCCTTATACAGAAGCAGGAAAAGCTGCGGCAAAAGCAGCCAAAGAACGAAGCGGTATGAATAGTGGTGGTTATGTTTCTATTGCTAAAATGGCTGAAGCATGTGATAAATCAGCAGGTGGTTTAAATACAAAAGTTAATAATAACGATTACTAATGGCTACGTATCTTAATCTAACTAATGAATTATTGCGAGAAATGAATGAAGTTATTTTAACTTCAAGTAATTTTGGTGATGCAGTAGGTATTCAACAACATGCTAAAGATGCTATAAATAGAGCATACTTAGATATTGTTAATGAAGAACCACAATGGCCTTTCTTAGCAACAGGTGAAAGTGGAGCTACAGATCCAATGTACGGTAATGTATATGTTGAAACTACAGCTAATACACGCTGGTATGAATTAAAAGCTGCTAGTTCTAGCATTACAGCAGATTATTCATATGTAGATTGGGATAACTTCTTATTGACAACTGTAGGTGTATCTGGTGCATCGGCTCCATATGTAGCACAAAACTTACGCTTTGTCACAACAGAAGAATGGAAAGATAGCTTCAGATTATCTGAAAACAAAGATGATGCCGATGCAGCTAATGGTGGAGAGCCACGAAGAATTATACGAAGCCCTGATGCACGTAAGTTTGGATTAAGTCCCATACCCGATAAAGTATATCGTGTATGGTTCTATGCATATGATTTACCAACTGAGCTTGATGCTCATGGAGATGCAACAGTCTTTCCAGATTTATATAAGCCTGTAGTGTTAGCACGAGCTAGGTATTATATACATCAATTTAAAGAAAGCCCACAATCAGCAGCATTCGCACTAGAAGATTATAAGCGTGGATTAAAACTAATGAAGTCTAATTTATTAGAACCTGTTCCGTATTATATGAAGGACGATAGGATGCGATACCTCTAATGTCTCAAGCTTTTGGATTTAGTTGTAAAGGTGGTTTAAATACAAACTTAAATCAGTTTGAATTATTAACTACGCCCGGAGCAGCAACAGAACTACGAAACTTTGAAGTAGATTCTGATGGTGGCTATAGGCGTGTTAACGGCTATGTAGCGTTTGGAGATAATAGACCAAATAGTTCTAATCGTGTTTTAGGTTTAGCCGTTTATGGTGATGGACTTATTGTTTGTTCAGGCACAAATATTTATTTTACATTAGACGGCACTACATACTTACAGATAAATAGAGCAAGTGTAGATTCTGGTGGAGATAACTACTCTACTTTTACAGGACGTTCTGCGTCAGCACGAACATCTCAAGGACAATGCTCTATTTCAATATTTGAAGGTGCTACAACATATGGCGAAGTATTCATATGTGATGGATCAAATAAACCTTTTTATTTTAAAATGACAGGTTCAGGAGCATTAGGAAGTCGTACTTATTTTGCTAAAGAAGTAACAGTAAGCAGTACAGTAGCACCAACAGTAGGTGTAATACATGACAAACACTTTGTTGTAGGTGGAGCTAGTTCAACATCTAATACAATTTATTATAGTGGTACATTAGATCCTGATGATTTTACATCAACAGGATCAGGAACAATACAACTTGAAGATCAGGTTGTTGGTTTAAAAAGTTTCCGTGATGATTTATATATATTTTGTACAAATAGTATATTTAAATTATCAAACATAAATAATAGCAGTACTATTGTAATTACCCCTGTTGCAAAAAATGTCGGATGTTTAAGTCATTATAGCATACAGGAAATAGGAGGTGATCTAGTTTTTTTAGCACCAGATGGTATTCGTAGTGTTGCAGGTACAGCACGAATTGGTGACGTTGAATTAGGATCTGTTAGTAGACAGATACAATCAGTAATTTCAGGAATTGCAACAAGTATAAGTGGGTTAACTATTTCAAGCTGTATTTTAAGAAGTAAAGCACAGTATAGATTATTTTATGCTTCTACTACTGCTGGAACATCTGCATCAAAAGGAATTATAGGTACGCTAACAGCTAATGGATTTGAATGGGCAGAAACAAGAGGTATTCAAGCTCCGGCTTTAACATCAGGTTTTAATAGTGATGGTGTAGAAAAAATCTTTCATGGCGATAATGGTGGTTATGTTTATACACATGATTCAGGAAATGCTTTTTATGAAGGAGGTTCAGCTTTAGATATTGAAGCAAAGTATCAATCACCTAATTTTGATTTTGGTGATGCAGGTACACGTAAAACATTAAAGTATGCAAAAATATCAATAACACCAGAAGGTTCAGTAGAACCATCTTTTAGAGTACGGTATGATTATGAAGATAATGATATACCTCAACCAACAGAAACATCAATTTCAAATATTTTACTACCTTCATTATTTGGTAGTGGTATATTTAATACTTCACAATTTGGAGGATCTACAGATCCAATGGTAAGAAAAACAATTACAGGTAGTGGACACGCAGCAAACTTTAGAATTCGTAGTAGTGATCAAAAATCATCATATTCTATAAATGGAATGTATATAGATTATGTACCTTCAGGTAGGAGATAAATAATGGCAGGAACTAGCTATACAAGACAAAGTAGTATGTCAGATGGAGATACTATAACAGCTGCTTTGTTTAACAATGAATTTAACCAGTTATTAAATGCATTTGCATATGCTTCATCTAGCACTACAGGACATCAACATGATGGTGGAGCAGGTGAAGGCGGTAATATAGAAATAATTGGTGATCAAGATTTTCTTAATAAGATAGTTGTTGATGGAACTAACAACCGTTGGGGATTCTTTGTAGAAGTTTCTAGTTCTGCCGTAGAACAAATAAGAATTCAAGATGGTGCTATAGTACCAGTAACTGATAATGATATTGATTTCGGTACAAGCTCTTTAGAATTTAAAGATGCTTATTTTGATGGAACAGTAACAACAGATACATTAGCTGTAGATGCTAACGCTACTGTTGGTGGAACACTAGGTGTAACAGGAGCTTTAACAGGTTCTAGTACATTACAAGGTACAACCATTACAGCTACTACAGCTTTTGTACCTGATGCAAGCGATGGTGCTGCTTTGGGAACAACATCTTTAGAATTTAGCGATCTTTATCTTGCTGATGGGGCTGTAATTTATCTTGGTGATGATCAAGATATTAATATTACGCATGTGGCTGATACAGGATTAACAACTAATGGTACTTTCCAGGCAACTACAATTACAGCTACGACAGCTTTTGTGCCTGATGCTTCTGATGGTGCAGCACTAGGAACAAGTTCATTAGAATTTAGTGATCTTTATCTTGCTGATGGGGCTGTCGTTTATTTTGGTGATGACCAAGATGTATCTTTAACGCACGTAGCCGACACTGGCTTATTACTTTCAAGCACTGACCAACTTCAGTTTGGTGATAGTGGTACATATATTTATCAAAGTGCTGATGGCGTATTAGATTTAGTATCTGATACTGAAATAGAATTAACGGCTACTACGATTGATATTAATGGTGCTGTTGCAATGGATGGTGCTATAACAGGCGGCACTAATATTACTATATCAGGTGAATTAGATGCAGCAACCTTAGATATTTCTGGTAACGCAGACATAGACGGCACATTAGAAGCCGATGCGATTACAGTAGATGGTACAGCATTAGCTACATATATTAGAGATACTGTTGGTACTAATATGCTTTCTAGTAATACTGAAAGTGGTATAACAGTAACTTATGATACATCAAATGATAACATAGATTTTGCAGTTGATGCAGCCCAAACAGGTATTACATCTTTATTAGCAACCGATATAAAAATCGGTGAAGACGACCAAACCAAGATTGACTTTGAAACTGCTGATGAAATACATTTTTATGCTGCCAACGTGGAACAAGTCTACTTAGGCGATAATATATTTGGGCCTCAATCTGATAGTGATGTTGATCTAGGTTCTTCTTCAGTACGTTGGAAAGATGCTTATGTAGATAGTATTACTGTTACAGGCGAAGTAGACGGTGCTTCATTAGATATTTCAGGTAATGCAGATATTGATGGAACACTGGAAGCTGACGCAATTACAGTAGATGGTACAGCTTTAAATGAATATATTGCTGATACTGTTGGAGCAATGGTTGGTTCCAACACAGAAACAAATATTACTGTTACGTATGAAGATGGAGACAATACACTAGATTTTGTAATTGGTACACTTAACCAAGATACAACTGGTAATGCTGCTACATTTACAGCTTCCGCAAATAACAGCACAGATGAAACAGTTTATCCTGTTTTTGTTGATGGAGCTACTGGCTCACAAGGTGCTGAAACAGACACAGGTTTTACATATAATCCTTCTAGTGGCCTATTAACTATTAGTGGCGAACTTGATGCAGGTTCACTAGATATAAGTGGTAATGCAGATATTGATGGTACGCTTGAAGCAGATGCAATAACAGTTGATGGCACAACACTTGCTGAATATATTGCTGATACAGCCGGAGCAATGGTAAGCTCTAATACTGAAACAGGAATAACTGTTACGTATCAGGATGGTGATAATACAATAGATTTTGCACTTGCAGCAGCACAAACAACTATAACATCTTTACTAGCTACAGACATCAAGATCGGTGAAGACGATCAAACCAAGATTGACTTTGAAACAGCCGATACGATTAACTTTTATGCTGGTAATGAAAAACAATTAATATTAACTGATGGAGCTTTAACACCTGGTAGCAATGCCATCGTTGATTTAGGTACAGACGCTTTAGAATTTAAAGACGCATACTTTGATGGAACTGTAGAAGCCGATGCGATTTCTATAGGTGGTACAGCAATAACATCTACAGCAGCAGAACTTAATATTCTTGATGGTGTCACAGCTACTGCGGCAGAATTAAATATCTTAGATGGTGTTACGTCTACTGCGGCTGAATTAAATATTCTCGATGGGGTAACTTCGACAGCGGCAGAACTAAACATACTTGATGGCGTTACGTCTACAGCAACAGAGCTTAATATTTTAGATGGCGTTACAGCTACTACGGCTGAACTAAACTATCTTGACATTACAACATTAGGCACAAGTGCAGCATCTAAAGCTGTTACAGCAGATGCTAATGGAGATGTTATAATTAGCCAAGAGTTTAGAGCGGTTTCCTACAATGAAACGTATGTAGCTCCTACTAGCTCAAGTAACGCTACTACTATAGCCTGTGAGTCAGGCAACTACTTCAAGCATACCTTGACTGAAAACACCACCTTCACATTTAGCAATCCTCCTTCAAGTGGAACAGGATATTCGTTTATTCTGCATCTGATACAGGATTCTAGCGCAAGGACAGTCACATGGCCCGGTTCCGTAGATTGGGCAGCAGCAACAGCTCCTACAATTTCAACAGGAAACGGAGATGATGATTTCTTCGTTTTTGCCACATCAGATGGTGGAACGATCTGGTACGGCTTCACCGCTGGACAGGCGATGGCATAATGAGTAGAGCCGCACAAAAACTTATTGCTGCATCAGGCGGTGAAGACGCTTATTCAATAGATCAGTCTATTGTGCTTGATAATGTAGATGATGCTCATTTAGAAATAACACCTAGTAGTGCTGGAAACCAAAGAACATGGACGCAAAGTTTTTGGATGAAGCTTTTAAGTTATGGCGATAACTATATGGGCATATATGGCTTTCCCGGTGGTTCTGCTGTTTCGTGGTACAACGGCCTTCCTTATTTTAGTACTGATGGAAATCTTAATTTTTTAGATAATTATGGGGCAGGTGGGTATAGTGGCCCTTATGTAACTTTTGATACAAATATAAAGGATCGTAGTGCGTGGTATCATATAGTTGTAATTTTTGATACTACTGAAAGTACAGAATCGAATCGCATAAAGGTATTTCGTAACGGTGTTCAATGTTCAGCCGTTACAAACCTTACTTGGCCTAGTTTAAACTGGCAAGGTACTATAAATAGCACCGTTCTACATACAATTAATCAAACGCAAGATAGCTATTATGGCAATATGCAGTTAGCCGAATATCATTTTATTGATGGAACAGCTAGAGCGGCTTCAGATTTTGCAGAAACAGATTCAGATACAGGCCAGTGGATTCCCAAGGAATATGAGGGCGGTAGTTATGGAACAAATGGGTTTTATCTAAAGTTTGTATCTGGAGCGTTAGGTACAGACAGTTCTGGTGAAGGAAACAATCTTACTGC